CTATGATGCAATCGGGAAGGTGATCATCAAAAGTGTGATCGAACAGCAGGTAGTTGAAGGAAATGGGAATCGATATAAAGTACATCTTTTTAATGCAGAATTTAAATGATCATAAGCTTTCTCAATAGCTACTTCTCTTTTATTCTCATCAAAAACAAATAAACTTTCCCAACGAGAATCTTGGAATGGTACACTGATAAAGACTTTATATTCTCCTTGTCGAGTACATTGCTGGTCGTAATCCCAATGTTCAGGGAACCATTTGACTTCTGCATTTCCCTTATGCCCGTTTACTGTCATTTCTATACATAATTCTTCTCTTTTCATCATACCCAACCTTTTACTCTATGTCTCTTTACGTAGTCCCATGAATATGATACTATTTCATCTACGACCTCAAATGGAATTATATTTGTCATGCCATCCTGAAATAATTCTACCGCCCTTTCCCTTATCTCTGGAATAGTTGAATATTCTCCATCGATCCAAGGTTCATTCTCAGTAAATCCATTTCCATTTTCATCCATGTATGCAATCGCAAAAATATTTTTCATATCTTACCCCTTTTCGGTAAATTTCCAATACTAATTCTCAATTATAATATAAGACTACTAGATTTACCAGTAGTCTTATATTATCTGCTACCTATTTATCCTTCATCATCAAGCTCTAGACAATTATAATGTTTTATCTCCCTTAATTCAACAAGTCCATGGTAGCATTTCATCTCTTCCATATTCATTCTCTCTTTATCTGAATCATTCATTCTACTTCTCCATTACATAAAGCTTTATACATATCTATATCGCATATACAACTATATGTTTCTGGAACAGTCCACATTCTATCATATTCATCTTTTGTAATTAATTCCACCAAAACTTTAATAACGATGTATCAATCTTGTTTTCCTTTGCCTGTGCAATGATCTCATCTTTCAGCTCGTCATATCCATATTCATCTGGATTAGCATCTTCTGGGATTTCCATTTCTGCATACAGCTCTACTCCATCTATCTCTGCAAGCATGTAATTAACTGCTGCATCTGTCTTTCTTCCCTGTCCTCCGTTAAACTCAACATTAATCATCATGATTAGTCCTCCCTTTTTAATCTTTCACTAATATAATCATTATAAGGATTAAGTCCCAATGCGTGCATCCATTGTTCAACTGCCTTACAATATCCTTTATGATATTCATATTCGGCGCGTAGATCCTTAATTTCCATTTTATCTTCGGTCATTCTTATTTTTCCCATAACTTTTTCTATAGATTTTCTATGCTTAATATAATCATCTACTAATTTTTTTAAATTTTCCACTATATTATCGTCTAGTTTGTTATTCATATTTATCACACCCTTACCTAGCTAATAAATCATTAAATACATCTTCATTTACAGTCTTACTTAACCATTCACGTTCATACTTTTCCGCTTCTTTTCTGTCCAGAAGTATAGTATTATCTGTAGTTCTATACATCCTCCTGCGTTCATCTGAAGAATCAACGTATGGTTTTACGTTAATACGTGCTAACTGGTTAATACTTAACTTTTGGAATTTCTCATAATTGGTCACGTTTATTCCTCTTTTCTCTTACTGTGTTCGTACAGCGCCTTATTATATTTCTTTCCATTTACAACAATTACTTCCTTTTTCTTTTCTGGAGAAAGACTATCCCAGAATTCTTTTATTTCTTCCAATTTCTTGTATTCTTTTTCAGAGATAGTAAAACAATCGATTACCGTTCTATCTATATATTCTCTTCTTTTTACTTCTTCATATTGCAGACATTCACTCTTAGTACCAGTAAAGATAACAGATTCCGCCATCATTAGTTTACCAATTGCTCCAATATTCTTGTTTTCTACTACATAATATTTATCCATGCTTTTCTCCTTATTTATTATCCATTCGATCCTATGTTCTATTTTACCTTATTTCGCTTTATAACTCAATATAAACATACATGAGGATGATACCAAATTGTACCATCCCCACATTATCAGTTTACTCATCAATAGCAATTCTACGTTCTATTTCTTTTTGTATCCATTCTTCTGTTACGTCTTTAAAACACAACTGAAAAACTGTATCATCTATTGTATCTTTTGTTACTTCAAGATCGCAGTTCTTTTTATTACAAATCCATTCACGTATATCTTCGTAATACCAAAATTTTCCATTACTATCAAGCATCACATCTGGTCTATGAAAATCAAAATCTTCATCTTCAATGAATTTTTTTATGTGAATTTTTCTATTTCCACCATAATCTTTTGGTTCTATATTATTATCATAACAATATCTATCATAATACTCAAACTTATTCATTTTCAGCACGACACAATAAAAAATACATCCATCAAAATCTTTTCGTACATGCCTTTCAATATTTTTCTTTCGTTGGTCTTCAATTTTAATTGATTGTTCATAGTATGGATCTTCCTTTGTACCAATTTTTTTCCATATCTTATTATCATCAGGACAGCTAGACGCTCCCCTAGCATGTAGTTTTAATTTTTCATATTCTTCCTGTGTAATAGGAATCCCCCAATCTCCTTTTTTAGATTGATCCGATCTATAATTTAAAGGTAAGTTTAAACACCAATATTTATCTGGTGTATGTCTTGGATCATCAGATACTTTATGAATATTATGCTCTAAATAAAATTTTCTATAAGAATTAACATCTCTATGACCCACATGATAATATGCAGCAATGATTTCTCCAGTTTTAAGTTCTACAGGAACTTCCTTTCCGAATCTATCATCATGTTTCATGTAAACTAATTCATTATTTTGAATTGCTTCCCGTTTATTTTTTTCATCATAAATATTCAAATATCTTAATTGATTATCATGAGAATCTTCATAAACCTTTCCACTTCTTTCTCCAACTAAAAGATTATGATCATTTCCAAATTGATCTGGCTGTGATTTCCATACAAGTTTTTCACTTCTTGATCTCCATCTGCCATCAAGTCCCATATATAAGGGTTCTCCCTTATTTGTTGAACTAAATGGCTTTGATAAATCTTTACTATTTCTGTACGCATATTTAATTCCACTAACTGCAACCGCACCAAAAAACAATAAACTTGCAAGCATACTATCAACCATCCTTTCTATTTTTTAATTCTTTTTCCGTTCTTATCTACTAAATAACCACATTCGTCAAATCTATCTTCTTCTGGTTTATCATGTGGAGTGAGCCACATTTCAATCAACGCTGGTAAAATGAAATGTGCAGTAATAAGTCCAATTGTCCAACTAATAAGCTCTATCATAACCATGCCTCCGTTCATATAATCCATATTATATTGTATCATATATTCACACATTTTTCCATATATTGTTTGATAATTTACATTCCAGTTTCATCATACTCAGGCACTGTTAAACACAAGTGTCGCAATGTATTTTCTAATACAGCTTTTGCATAATCATTTCCTGTCATATTTCTGAATTTTCCTTTTCGTTTCAAATAAAATAATCTTTCAGTATCTTCATTGGATAACTGGAATTCGAATCTTGTACTCATATATCAATCTCCCTTCATATACATAAATTTTATTATTCATAATATATTTTCCTTTATTTTAAAACGCGCTCTTCATTGTATTACTTCTAATACATAATATCCCAAACATTTTTGTACTCTGGTTTTTGGATATTCTTTTGCTTTTCTCTTATACTCAGAAAACCTAATGCAAGGTATTAAAATTCGTTTCTTTCCTCTTGTATTGGTATGAGAGAATACACCATTGCCTTCTTGTACGATGTTTTCTGGATTTTTTTGTCCTAAGAGTTTTATGTATTGAATAACTGCATCCTTTTTACTTTTTTCTACTAACTCAGATACTAACATTTATATCTCCTTTTCTTTCAAAATGTGCTTTTCATTGTGTTATTCCCGCATATTTTAATGGATATTTCGAAAAATCCAAATATTCAGAAATATATACACTAGGAATAAATTTTCTAAAATCATCATAGTACCATGCTTTCCATAATTCTGTTCCGGTCTTTGCAAATTCCCTAGTGGCTTCTTGAAATGCGTCATATAACGTCATGTTATATACTTCCATATTTTCTTTTGTTCTTTCTTTTACCTTTTTAGGAACTCTACCAATTATCAAATCATCGTCATAAAACATATTCATACTCCTTTTTTAATAAAATTTCCGTTTCACTATATTATAAATAATTAAAAAGTTCTTCTTTGTTGTCCCATTCATATGCTATCGCTTCACAGTTTCTTTTTTTTAATATTCTCAAATTCACAAGATGATTTATTGCGGAAAAAAGTTTGTGGGTATTAAGTATAAGACCTCCTTCGTTTACAAGGATAAATGCACTATCATTTCCTCTGGTTTCCCAATACAACATCTTATTTAAAATAATTTTTTCCGTATCAGTAAAATAACTACTTTTATTTATACTTTCTATATTTATTGTCATTTATAATCTACCTCCAATCAAAGTGGGTTTTATTCTTTCTTCACTTCAACAACTAACATATATTCTTTATAATTATAAAAAACTGCATAATGTTCACATTTGTTTTATCATAATTTTTATCTCCAATCTTACCAGTAAATCATCGTTTCATTGTAATTCAGCAAGCATCTCCATTTTAAATCGCTCCATAGATTCTTTAGCCTGTGATAAATTTTTATTCCATTTATCTTCATATTCTTTACTTTTATCAGTATTCATTTCCAATACTTCAATATCATTTTCCCAAAGAATACCGACAAACCTAATGGACATTTTTAACGGAATTTCCATATCCATCATTGTCTGTAGATGCTGCCATTCATCCCATGTTAGTAGACTATCTTCTTTTGCTTTTGCAATTTCGAGTAACTGCCCGTCCTTATATTCAAAAAATTCTTCATCAACCAAATATGGTGCTCCAACAAAAGTCAACCATTCATTAATAATTTTCTGTTCATCACTGTTATATTTCATAAATCTTCCTCCAATTATCTAAAGAAACTCTTGTTTCATACTTTGCATTCTCTATATTCTTTTTCAGTTAATAGTCCTTCATCACACATATTTTCAAGCGTTCTATATGCAGCATCAGCTCTCCAACTTGCATATGAAAAACCATCAAACTCTCCGATAAGTGCATCTCTGTTTTCTTCACTTTGTTTTTGTAATTTTTCTGCTAATATAGAATTACAAAAGAAATATGCTTTATACATAGCTGCTTTAATTCTAAGATTCTCAACTTCATATTCCTGAGAAACTAATTTCTCTTGAGCTTCTAATAACTGTAACCCCATATTCCCTAATGGGCTTTTTTCAATTCTATACCTAAAATATTTATCATTCATATATCATCACTCCTAACTCCAACATGGCTGAATCATTATATTTTTACTTCCGTTCCATTCTGTGTAATTGTATCTAACAATCTTGTACAACGTAGGCTTGTACCCTTCATTTAATTCCCTTACATAATTCTTACACATTGCATCATAAGCTGCTTCATATGTGTCATATTTATCTGGAAAACTACCACTTCCGTTTGCCATTTCAACTTTATATCATCTTTTTGATACGTATTCATCTTCCATTCGAAAATGAGAAAGTAATAACATTCCAATCGTATGTTCCTTTGAAGAATCAGGATAGACCATTACATATTCATTACCATCTATATCTTTCCATTTTGAATCTTCATCTATATAATAAAATTTACCAACCTCAATCTGGTGAATCATAAATTTTCTTGCGCTAACACATTTTACTTTTAACATAATTCATCAACCATCCTTCCCATTACTTACTCAACCGTAATAACATATTTTTCACCAGTTGCATTACATTTTGGGCATGTTTCAATTCCATTTGCATAATTCTCTGCCAACCATGCAGCGCCACATTTTCTGCATCGCATTTTAGTTGACCAACCTCCATTCTTTTCGCTATCAATAGTTCCATAATCAACAAATCCTACTACCGCATCACAATCAATCACTCTAATCTCCATTAGACCCTCATTATGAAATTGCTATTTCATCACTCATCTTTTAAAACATTTTGTAAAGCAATTACCGTTCTCAACGCCTTCATTGCTTCATTAAGCTCTAATCTACCAACTTTGATTGCAGTTGAATTAACTAATGCTTCTTGTTTTGCTTCCCGTAATTTTGCTAATGCTTTTTCTTTATCCATATCACTCAACCTCTCTTTCCTATAATACTTTAATCAAATTCTTACTAACCCATCGTTTCGCACCTTGTAACGAACCTGCCACATACAAATAATCATCTCCGCTTGCCTTATTTATAATTCCATAAGCACATTCTCCAATTTTATCAATCCAAACAAACTGACTGTTTTCGGTTAATTTGCAAGCCCATTGTGTAGGTTCTCCATTATCACAATCACATTCATGTATTATTCTCCATTTCATTTTCATCACTCCAATCTTTAATTTATCAGTTTCCCTAACTCTACCATCAACTCATGTTTGAACCCAATAACTGCAAGTACCTGATTGATGCCTTCAGCATATCCTCTGTGATTCCACGCCTTAGTTTCCAAAATATGCCTTTCTGTTGTGTTATAATTATTTCCAGCTTTGTAAAATTCTTCATTTGCGGTTTCTGCATTTCTGATCGCTTCATCCAATAATTTTTCACATTTTATAGCTTCTAATTTTGTCATTCTAAGCACCTCCATCATTTAACAATATTCCATATTGTACCTCCCAGAACTATCATTTAATTTCTTTGATGTAATATGTACAATTAATTCCAACATCATTTAAACCAAATTCTAATGCTGTTTCTACCTCTTCTACTGTCGAATCATCATAAATCTCAATCTCTACCGTAATTGTTTTCATATCATCTCTTTCCTCTAAAATTTCCATACTATTTCTCCCTTCGAAATTTTTACTTCATCTTGTCGTTTCCATCAAGCATCTGTTTAAATATTCGCCAAATTCAATACCAGCAAACTCAAATAACATTTGTCTTAATGCTTTTTTATCCCTGCTTCCCTTATAAATTTCAAAGATATCTAATGAAATTCCAGAAAATTCAAAATCAGATTCATCCATAATATCTTTCAAAATTGTATCAGAATCAATCACTTCCCCATTTGGAGTGTTGTGATATAATTCTTCTACTTTTTAATATCCTCTTCTAATTTGTAGTTTTTTTACATAATCCATCATTTTCTTTATCTTACGTGACATAATACCAACCTCCTTTTAAAATTCATTTTCCTCAAACTCTCTCAATAATGCAGAATATTTATTCCAATCCTTTAATAACTGATCGTATTCATTTTTCTCTTCGATAGTTGAATAATGTTTCCACCAAATTGTATCATATTTTTCTGTCATTCTATTATGATATAACTCTTTTGTTCTTGCCGCATTTTCTGCCTTTTGTTTAAGAATTTTATGAATTTCTTCGATGGTTTTAATTTTCATATAATCAATTCTCCTTTCCGTAAGCTGCTAAAATCCAATCTCCATCTCCCATTAATTCGTCTGTTTCTTTGTTATAAGCATCAGGCAATCCTTTATCATGTTTCTTAATAAATTCCGCTACTACATCAATGGCTCCATCCTCATCTTCATCATGTAATCGAAATGATACATAGTCATCAAAATAATACTTAAATTCATTAAATTCAACATCTCCGTTTTCATACAATTTAAGTTCCATTTCTAATCGCGGATTTTTAATTTCTTCATCGTTAAACCCGATTCCTTTTGCATATTCCAACCATTCATCTTTAATATAATCTGGAATATCTTCGAATAACACTCTGTATTCCGTTGCACCTTTATAACCATATTCTCTACATGATGTACTTTTCCATGTAATTTCTACTGGCTTCATATAATCAGTTCTCCCTTCTAATCTACTAATACTAAATCATAAACATCATCCAACCACTTGAACATTTTATCAGTATCTTCATCATCGAAAACTCCATCCTGTATATTTAAACGAATATAGTCCTCAATATACCATCTGCCTTTACCTTTCATATTTGCAGTAATATAATCTTGGAACTGTTTTAAATTAGTCATAGTATCATCTACCTTTCTGAAATATATTTCTTTATAAAATCATCAGCTTCCTTTTCAGTCATCATATCAGACAACCAACAATCACAATTAGAGCCAAATTCTCCAAAATCTTCTTCAAAAATACATTCGGCAATAATTTGATTTGATGCATTTCCATATGTTTCTCTTATCTCATCCAGTGAACTATAATAACCAGAAATATAAATTTCCATCATTCCTTGCGTATAATTCTTCAGATCAATCGTTGCGGTTTTCACTAAATATGATTTATCTGGATAATCTTCATCTCCATTACAGGTGTCATAATACAATTTCTCAATAAAACTAAATGTACCATCTGCATTTTCTCTACAATATTGTAAGCAATCATCATCTGTACAATACCATTTACTCATTACACCAACACTCCTTTTCCTGATATAAATATTTTTACTCTATAATCTGGATGTTCTTGTAGTAATTTCATAACATCATTTCTTTTATCATTTGTACAATGTAAAATCACATTTCCATTTCTGTCACAAATATAACTTCTAAATTCCATAATCACATCTCCTCCTAGATTAAATTACCAGAAATGTAATTATAAATATCATCTAATGTAGCACCATAAAAATACATTTCTTTAAATGCTGTCAACACAGCTTCTTCTAATAATGCCCAACATATAGTTTGGTAATCTGTATTTCTGTCCATAAGATAATAAATAATATCGCTCATAGAATATCGTTCCTCTACCTCTGTAAATTTTTCATTTCTAATAAGAGATGCAGGAACTCTAAAATATTTTCCATTCAAGTTTTGTGTTACCCATATATTTTCAATTTTATAAACAGAAACCATTTCTCCAGATGCAAAAACATTATTATCAACAAGACTCATACATTCCATGAATACTGTATTTCTATTAATCACATTTCCCATCTATATATTCTCCCTTCTAAAAGAAAAGAGAAGTTGCTTTCACAACCTCTCCTACCAGTTATCACATTCTTCTTTTATATTATAAATTTCTTTAATTTCAATTTCGAAATCATCTGGATCGTATTCACATCCATCAATATTCCAACCATCCATATATGATTCTTTCATCATATTTGCTTCTTCTTCCGCCTCTTCATATGTCTTATAAACACCCCACTCAAAATCACTACTATCTCTCATAAATCCTCCATCGTAATATATAATATACTTATACATATAATCATTCTCCTTTCCCTATGAAATAATTCTTTCATAGGTGATAATGTATAGATTGCTTCTTTAACAAACTCACCTTTTCTTGCATCAAATAACATCACTACACTCTTCATTTAAGACACTTCTTTCCAATCAATTACCTGCCTATAACCATCTGCCTGTAAGATATGAATTTTTTCATCCTTATCAAGTTCATAATGATTTCTGAAAAATTCTTTTAATCCCTCTTCTCTTTCCGCTCTCCATAGTTCATCATGAGTGATTACATCTCCAAACTCTTCTTCATCCGTTGTTACGGTAATATCAGAAATTTTTCCAAAATATATTGCTTCAAGTAAATCTGTATCCACATCTCCCTTGACAATGTAATCTTGCCAATCGCCCTGACTATATCCTGTAATTGTACCAGTCTCAAAAGTATCTTCCGGATAAAGCAATCTGATTACATCAACAAGAATATCTTCCGTACATCTGCATTTATCATACATTTCTTTTAATTTTGCATTCACTTCATCAGATACATCCGTTGGATATTCGTCATAACAATCAATATTATCCAAGATCTCTTTTGCTTTCTGATACCATTCTGCCTCAGTACAGCCTGTAAAATCTCTATTGCCCGTAAGAACAACTTGTTCATCGAAGTTTTCACAGCCACAATAATCTTTCCATAATTCATTTTTTCCATATAACCAAAATGTTCCTTCTCCTGTGTTATCAATTCTAATATCTACCATATTAATCAACCTCACTTTCTATTTAATTAAGTCGTAATCTCTCATTTCTTTTTCAGTAAGCTCTCTGTTGTAATACAACTCAGCCCACACCATTTTTCCATTAACTTCCGTTCTATCGTCATAATTTACAAAATCCATAAATCCTTCTTTAGGCTGCGTTCCCATGCTTACAGGACGCAATGTGGAATAATATTTTTCCCACCCATATTTATCTGCACTCTGTCTTACATAATCTGTATTACTCATTTGCAATCTCCTTTACATATTTGTTAAACATTTCTTCAAACTGCTTTCCCATTCGCTTGATAAATCCACTCATTAGTTCATTAGATTTTTCAAGTTCTTTTGTTTGCATATCATAATTACGTAATCTGTCATAAGTATCTATGTCTATAATTCTTCTCATTTCGCTTTTAGTACAACAATGCGGTTCGCAATATTCTTCATAAACCATTTTATTATCTATAAAAATCTGTTCCCACATTTTAATATCAAAGCATTCATCGCTTACATACCAAACCATGTAATACTCTAATGCTTTTTCAAAGCTGTCAAAATCTCTATTTGTATATAACTCCCAAGGTGCATCGCTATGTGGAGCATTAAGACTTTCCGTTGCTTTTACAAATTTATCCCATGTTTTTGCATCATTGATAATTTCAATGTGATAGTTAATTCGTAAATTACTTTTATTCATTTCGCATCCTCCTTCCATTACAAAAGGCAGACACAATTATTTGCATCTGCCTCTATTTATTCTCTGTTTTACTTGTCAACTTCTTTTACTTCAAAGATTTCGTATTCAACATCGCCATTGTCAAGTCCGTAAATTCGCTTACATTCTTCAACAGATGATACTATACAACTTTGCGTTCTCCATTCCCAATTACTCATTGCATCTTTATATTTGAATGTTATATTAAGCATCTGCATTCTCCTCCTTTGATGTAATAAGCTTTGTAATCTTCTCTCTGAAAAATTCACAATATCCGTTAATACTTCCGTCATTGTAAACCCAGAACCAATCCTCATCACAACTCCAGAAAATCATTACTTCATGACCTGCTGTAACACTGTCAAATACATGCTTGTTTCTCGTCCCGTCTTTTGATGTGAAGCATTTCTTTACACTATCCTCACTTGCTCCATTTTTACTCATTTTTAGATATAAATATCTTCTAAGATTTTTTAAATCCCTTTCTGTCTGTATATCAAAGATTTCAACCATATCATCATATGACAAATCATCGTTAATATCATTCTGAGGAACACAATCTTTTTTTGTCAGTCTCTTTAACTCTTCACTAATTGCAAACAGTGCTGATTCTTCATATTTCTTACACTCTTCTTCACTTCTAAATACAATCCCATCCTCTGCAATGTACTCTGTTCTTACTACTACTTCTTTTGTTTCTCTTACTTCGTTTGTTCTCATAATTTTAATCTCCTTTTCTTATACTATATATTGTTTTTTTATACGTTTTGCTTACTACTATATCTTGTAATTATCGTGCCAAGAAATTACAATTTCATTACCAACCACTAATATGTAATCCTTTATCAGTATAAATCCTAACCCATTTGTATTTATTGTCTAAATCATTATCTATACAATATTGAACTGCATCGTCTTCCGTTGGAAATTCTTTTGATATCTGTATAAAATCTTCACTAATATCATTTCTAACTCTTACATTAAAAGATTTTGCTGTCCTCTTTGCAATAGAGCTAAGACTTTCTATATGCTCTCCCTCCATAGCAAATAACATTGGCTGATAATCTTTATCATGATTATGTCCGTTTGTTCTTTTCATCATTTTTTCATATGACATGTTTTCCTCCTTATGGTTGCTGATAAATCCAGTTTCCATGCCTTACCTTATTGCTATCTTTGTTCCAAAAGCCTAATTTAACCATACCTTTAACGCTCCCTGTTACATGAATGCATGAACATTTGTCTGTAAATCTTTTACCAGTTGCGTTTTCATACTTTCGTGGACTACTGTAATATGCCATATAATCACGCTCCTATCTGCTAATTTTCATACCACTGAAATGCACAATCATACATCATTTTGCCTGTTATCTGGTCTTTAAATGTAGGACAATGCCAAGCCATTCTATAATCATGTGCCTTACACCATTCTTCAATTACCTTTGTTGTAAGCGGTGTTACATATACATATAAGTCAGATCCATACGAAGGATGATACATTTCTTCTTTTGGATAACCTGCTTCAATTAACATTTCCATTAATGTTTTCTGCATAATTCTTCACCTCCATTTCTCATATCAGACAATTATCATAATCATAAATATCTGGATATGTCTGCCTGATTGTGTATTTATTGCCTCTGTTACTTGCAAATACAATTCCTTCTGTTTCCTTGTTGATGAATTTGCAAAGATAATCAACATCTTTTCTGTGATAATTTCTGTTAATAAGAACATCTGCCATATCGGAATATGACTTTTCATAACAGCAATCACAATTGTAAAATTCATTTCCAGTTTTCTTTTTTACATAAAGCAACTTATCCCATTTATTTTTCATAGGGAACTTTTTAATAAGTGCTGCAACCACCTTTTCTCTTGCTGATCTCTGGTCGTACATCGTTCCATAAGTCTTGTCATCAAACCAATTTCCGAGATACATATAAGACTGAATCCATGCTCTATCATTTACCCAAGGTGTATCCCGCATTACATAAGGTGAATCAGTACATACAAACTCGTACCACTCAATACCACAATATTCATGTTTATGTTTTACCTTTGTGAATTGATATTTATGACCTAAATACTCAAACTCTGTATCTGGAATAGGTTCATATCCAATTTCCTTTTCCGCCCAACATCCTGTCCAATTTTCGTCATAATCATTTGCCTTTTCAGGATATAAGTCTGGATCTTTATAAGATAACAACCACTGATTTATTTTCATTGTGGTATCTCCGTTCCAACATTCAGCCCAAAAGTTCTTAGTCAAGTCTTCCGTATTATGCTGAAGCTTTTCCTTTGCCTTATTCCACTCTCTTTTAATTACTGTTTCAAATTTTGGAAGTTTATTTCCATCCGCATTTGAATATCTGATTGCTTCATTTCCATTTTCATCACAACAGATAAACATTACATCATCTGCCATTGGTGCATTTAATTCACAGTAACCAAGCGGATCACATACCGAATACCAAGTTCCCTCATTCCCATATGTATATCTTCCGTAATATCTATGCTTCCCTTCAATTTTTTCAACTGTTTTCCAAAGCTCGACATAATTATCATCTTCGCCTCTATATAACTGAACTTTAATTTCTCTCATATTAATCAACCTACCTTCCTATCTCACATATGGAATATCTTTTCCATGCATATAATTTTCACCTCTAAAACAATCACCACAGTATTCCCAAATTCCTTCATCTACCTTTTTAAATGTGGAATATGTTGTTCTACCTTCTCCATTTTCATCAATTCTGCTTAAACATGGCTCACCAATCTGTGAGCAATCACTTCTCATACAAGCTGGTGGTAATAAATCCATGAAGAAGTCAATCATATCTTCTGTGAAATACTCACCAACTTCATGTGCATCAAGTCCAAAATAGTGTTCTTTATCTACAACTTCCTTTCCCTTGTACATTTTCGGTTCGCTTAATGGAACACCATCATATTCGACTTCTTCAATCACTAAATCTTCATTGAACCATGTATATGATTCATAATGCTTTTTATAAACTTCTGCTGCTTTGCGTGTTGGAAAGATTTGCGGATTACCTGCTGATAATCTATATTCTCCGTTGTAATACACAACTTCATATCCCTTAAGTCCCTTTGTCCATCCTGGAATATCAGTTTCGATTACATAACCTTTATCAACTGACCATTCAGTTGCTTCATAATCATATTCGTCTACAGGTTCACCAACTGTTTTATGCTTGTAGCTTGCACACTCTTCCTTGCCTTTTTCTGTCAATACAAAATGCTTTCCTTTGTCTGCTTTGTACCAATTGTTCCGTAATTCCATAATTAGTTTCCTCCTTGTAATAAAATAGGCAGCTAGGTATTTATTCTCCTGACTGCCTTTAATCTAGTTTTTAACCCTTTCTTTTCTTATAACTCTCCATCCTGCACATGGGGCATCAGCCCATATTCTCATGCCTTTTTTCCAATCTACGCCATCTCTTATGTGTTCTAATAAATATTTATACATTTACCTTTACTCCTTCCTTAGAAATCTTAGTTTCATAAGTTTTCAATGTCATTCTTTACATTAGCAATATCATCCATCAGATTGTTCATATCGTCATCTTCTCCGTATTCCATATTCTCATGCATATATTTTGTGAGTTCATAGAACATTCTAATTTTCTGTTCATCATTCATTTCATTGAAACATTTCTGCATTTTCTCATTCATTTCTACCATAATTGTTTTCCTCCATTTTTTCTATGAAACACCTAATTCTAACTAATTAGTGCTTTTTTATGAAATTTTAGTTTATTTGCCTGTTGCATCGTGATAATCTTCTTCGTCAATTTCTTCTACATAATCAACATACTTTTCATCTCCATCTTCCTCAAACAGATGATTATCAATGGCATATTGTAACACTTCATCTTCACTACTTACATTTGCCTTAACAAATATAGAATAACCTGCTCCGTCTTTTGTTCCGTCATAATTTATGTGAATATCATAATATCTCATAATATCTACCATCCTTTCTAAAGAAACACACATTTATTATGCTTCTTTAAACTCCTCTTTTGGATCAACAAACTCTATCTTCTGAACCCAGATTGTACACCCGTATTCCTCTTTCAGATGTTTGTATGCAAGTTTTGCACTCTCTTTATTATCTACAGTGCGAAGATGCTCTAAACTTCCATCTGTGTTATAACAACCTAATCTGTACTTCATGATTATTTCCTCCAATATTCTAATGAAATGCGAATTTAGTCTGACTCTAAATCTGCATTCGTTAATCCGTTATTTCTTTCAATTTCCTGCACCTGTTTATCAGTTAATCCAAACACTTCAATCAACACATAGCTCATTTCAAGTAATGCTCCGTGATTATCAGTATTAAATTCATTATCTGTTACCTTTTTATACATTTTTGCATATCTAATCTGATATGCAATTCTCATTTTTTCCCATTCTTCCTGTACAGCGTTCATGGTTACACCTCCATAATTCTATCCAATGTATAGGTACAATTTGCAATTCTGAACCCATTTTCAAAGTATTCAATTTCACTTTCCGTTCTTATGTCTACTTGTAAATACACTGGTTGCTTTCCATCAAAGAAAACTAACTCATGTGGTTTTACCTGGTGTAACACTCTATAAAATGTTCCATCGTTCATGCTATTAACACGTTCTAATTTAAAAACTGCCTTGCCTTGTATCTGCCGTAACTGCTTCTTTAGTTCTTTCCAATTCGTTGCGTTAAGCATAATTAATCACTCCATTCTTCCAAGGAAACACGCATTTATTACGACATTTTCTCAATCTTTTTCCAATCAATCTGTGCAAACATTTGACGGTTAAACTCTTCAAGTTCATCTGCCTTTTCACACTGTTCACAATAATCATCCACATCATCAAAGTAATCATCTTCTGTTTCCATATACCAATCTTCCCAGTCATGAGAATCTTCATCCCATCTCTGAACTCCACCACAATTACAATAATCAGGCTTAATTCTATTCTGTCTTTGATATGCATCATATGCTGCTAACATATCCATTACTTTTTTTGCCTTCTTCAACTGTTTCTACAGGAACATAAAATGAATCCTCTGT